ATATTTTGATGGTATTAAAATCTTTATGGCTAAAGGTTTAGATTCTAATTATATGTTAGCTGGTCAAGCTAGTAACTTATGGTTTGGAACAGGTTTATTATCTGACCACCAAGAAGTTAAATTGATTGATACCGCTGATATTTTAGGAGATCAGAATGTAAGATTTGTAATGCGTTATTCAGCGGGTGTACAATATGGAATTGGAAGCGAATTAGTGCTTTACACTCCAGCATAGTAAAAAATAAATAATAACTAAAAAAAGGTAGGTGGGTTTTTGTCTACTTACCTTTTTTTTATAAAAAAAATATAATAATATGGCTTGTTTATTAACAACGGGTAGAAAAGTACCTTGTAAATCAGCAGTAGGTGGTTTAAAAGCGGTTTATTTTCACGATAAAATAGACGTTTCACAACTTGTGCCAACTATAACTGCTGGTGAAATAGTGTCTTTCACACCATCAGAACCAGCAGATTGGTATAAGTTTGATTTAAAAGGAACATCATCTTTAGATACTGCTTTAACTTCTAGTAGAGAAAACGGTACTACTTTTTACGAAAGTACACTACAAATAGAATTAACATACTTAGATGTTGCAACACAAGAAGAAATAAAATTATTAGCACACGCAATGCCAAACGTAGCGGTTGAAGATTACAATGGTAACTTCTTCTTCTTAGGTTTGTATCATGGATGCGAAGTAACTGCTGGTAATATTGTAACAGGTTCGGCAATGGGAGATAAATCTGGTTATTCTTTAACCTTTATCGCACAAGAAACTGCGCCACCTTACTTTATTTCTTCTGGACTTATTACAGACAATGTAAGTGCAACACAAATAGATCCAACTGCATAAAAAACTTAGTTTTTGTTTTTAGTTTTATTAAGGGGTGCATTTTATGTACCCTTTTTTAATGTAAAAAAATCATTTAGTATTGTTATATTAGTATGCAAGTATTATCAACTTCTACAAGTAGTCAGACGTTTAGTGTAATTCCTAGAATTTACAGTAATTATGTTATATTAAAATTAAGGAATGAATCAACAGATGTTTTAACTTCTTATAATTTAGTAACCAATACTTCTGGAGATTATTTAGAAATAACTAATACATATTCACTAAAAGAGGGCGAATTTTATAGTTATACTATTTGTGATATTGGGCAAGAATATGTGGAAAGAGTTTCTTTAGATGGGGGAACTTTTGAAATATCTAGTTGTTTTTATGATTTTTATGATGAATTAGGTAATAATGATATTTACAAGGGTAAAATATTTTGCACGAATCAGACTATAAACCAAGCAGAAAATGAGTATTATAATATTAATAAAGATGTTTATACTCAACAAGAAAGTAATAACGAATACATTATAATAGATGGCTAAAAATAAAGGTAGTGTAAGTATAGTTAATTTAAGTAACTATAATTCACCTAAGATACAGGAAAATAGTCGTAAGAAGTGGGTAGAATATGGCGAAGATAATGATTATTTTCAGTACATTATAGATAGAAATAACGGAAGTCCTACTAATAGTGCCTGTAACAATGGTATTATTCAAATGATTTATGGAAAAGGTTTAGATGCTACAAATAGTTCTAAGAAACCCGAACAATATGCAGAGATGCGTAAACTATTTAAACCCGAATGTGTTTTTAATACTGCTAATGATTTAAAGTTATTAGGTATGTGTGCGGTTCAAGTTGTTTATAGCACTAAAAGACAAATTATCGAGGTTGAGCATTTACCGATTGAAACTTTAAGACCAGAGATTGTAAACGAAGATGGAGAAATAGAAGCGTATTATTACTTTCCAGATTGGGCAAATATAAAACCTAGTGATAAACCTAAAAGAATACCCGCTTTTGGTACTTCTAAAGAGGGTGTTGAGATATTGTATATGAAACCGTATAAAAGTGGTTTTTATTATTTTTCTCCTGTTGATTATCAAGGTGGTTTGCAATATGCTGAACTAGAAGAAGAAATATCTAATTATCACTTAAACAATATTCTAAACGGATTAGCACCTAGTATGCTGATTAATATGAATAATGGAGTACCAGACGAGGAAACTAGACGAAAAGTAGAAGCGGATATTAATAAAAAATATAGTGGCACTTCTAATAGTGGTAAATTAATTTTAGCATTTAATAAAGATAAAGAAAGTTCCGCAACTATTGAAGCAATACAATTATCAGATGCACACAATCAATATCAGTTTTTATCTGATGAATCAATGCGTAAAATAATGGTAGCACACAGAGTTGTTTCTCCAATGCTTTTAGGAATAAAGGACAATACAGGTTTGGGAAATAATGCAGACGAATTAAGACAAGCTAGTATATTAATGGATAACGTGGTTATTAGACCATTTCAGAACATTTTAATAGAAGGGTTTAATCAGATACTAAATCATAATGATATTAACTTAAATCTATACTTTAAGACGTTACAGCCTTTAGAATTTGTTGATATGGGTGGTAATGTAGTGGATGAAGAAACAAGAGAAGAAGAAACAGGTGTTAAGTTATCTAAAATGCTAGAAGATTTTGGAGAAGATGAAGATTTAGATAATTGGGAATTGATAGATGAAAGCGAGGTTGATTATGATAAAGAAGAAGAACTAGATTTAGAGATTAACAAATTAAACAATCCTAAAAAATCTACCTTGTCTAAAATTTGGAATTTTGTTAGCACAGGTAGAGCAATACCAAATGCAAAGAGTTCACAAGATGGCGAAACAGAAGGCTACAAATACAAAGTTCGTTATCAATATGCGCCTTTAAAAGCAAGTGCAGATAGTAGAGATTTCTGTAAGAAAATGGTTTCAGCTAAAAAGATATATCGCAAAGAGGATATTCAAAAAATGAGTAGTCAATCAGTAAATGCTGGATGGGGTTTAAATGGTGCTGACAATTATGATATTTGGTTATACAAAGGCGGTGGAGATTGCCACCATTTTTGGATGCGAAAAACGTATAGGGCAAAAGGGACACCAGATGCAAAGAACCCTAGATCAGAGGTTAGTGTAAATAAAGCTAAAAAAGATGGTTTTAAACCAGAAGTAAATGCTAAAGACGTGGCTAAAAGACCTGTTGATATGCCTAATAATGGATTTGTAAACAAGAAAAGATAATGGCAGTAGCACTATTTATATCAAGAACAGATTTAGTAAAGAATACTATTTTAGATGGTAATGTTGATACTTCAAAATTTATTCAGTTTATTAAAATTGCACAAGAGATTCACATTAGAAACTATTTAGGATCTAAATTGTATGATAAAATAGGTGCTGATATTGTGGCGGGTACTTTAACTGGGGATTATTTAACACTTGTTAATACATATTTAAAACCTATGTTGATTCACTTTGCTATGGTTGATTATATTCCATTTGCTAGTTTTCAATTAAAAAATGGTGGGTTTACAAAGCACGTATCGGAAAATGCAGAAAGTTTGAATAGAAGTGAGATTGATATGTTAATTAACAAAGAAACTAATTTTGCAGAATATTACACGCAAAGGTTTTTAGATTATATGTGTGTTAATAGTAATTCGTTTCCAGAATACAACGAAAATACAAGTGGGGATGTTTACCCAGACAAAGATACGGACTATCAAAGCTGGGTGTTATAATGCAGAAAAGATATAAACCTAAAAAAGAGAATCAATTAAAACTAAAGAAGTTTTTGATTAAAAAGGAAAAAGAAAATAAAGATGGCAAACGAGATATATAATGTAACGTGGTGGGGAGATGCACCAAATACCGCTAGAAGTTTAGAAAATTCTTACGAAGATGCTTTAATTTTAGGTGGGCAATTAGAAATGCAAAAAAGAATAGAATCAGAAAGCGGTGTGCAAGAATCAACATATTGTGCATCATTGAAATTTAATGAAATAGCAAATAGTTAAGATATGGCAACAACACCAAGTATAGCAATGATACCAGCTGGTTATAAGGCTTTAAAATTATACAGTCAGCTACCTGTTAATGGCGATGGCGATTTAGATGTAGCTAGAGCATCAAGTGCTACTAGAGTAAACCAAGATGGTTTAATTGAATTAATGGCTAACAATGTGCCTAGATTAGATTATTCTGATGGTTCTTGTCCTAGTTTATTATTAGAACCACAATCAACTAACTTAATTACTTATAGTGAGGATTTTAGCAATGTAGCTTGGGCGAAAGGAAGTTTGGGTACAGGGATTACACCTGTTATTTCTTCTAATTTTGCGACATCACCAATGGGAGATTTGACGGCAGATAGAATACAATTAGATTTAAATGGTGGTATAGGTGCTTCTGATTTTTCTACAATTTCACAAACAGTAACTGTAACAAGTGGTGCGACAACAACAAAGAGCTTGTATTTTAAATCAAATACGACTAACAATTATAATATAATAGTTTATGATGCTCAATTTAATACAGGTGCAATACCTGTTACAGTCGGTCAAAGTTGGGTTAGAATAGATTTAACTGACACAGTACCCTCCACATCAAGTAGTATAGTTTTTGGGTTAAGAAATAACTATGGTGTATTGACAGATGATATTGCTGATATATTAGTGTGGGGAGCACAACTAGAAGAACAATCATACGCAACATCATACATACCAACATCAGGCGCAACAGTTACAAGACTAGAAGATGTTGTAGATTTAGACTTAACACCATTTAGTTTAACATCTATAACTGAAACTTTCAGCGATGGAAGTACGAA